AGGGGATGGAGGGCGCATCAGGATAGCTGGTGGTTTCGGGCAGTCTTTGATCAGCGGCAACGCTATTAAAGAACAGCCCGTAGTCATAGCTAACAAACTCACAATCATTATCATTCGGCACATATACCTTAACCTCTCTCTCTACAATCCTGTCAACGTATTTCGTAACGATTCTATCCACCTCGACAATTTGCTTCTCGCGCTTTGCCATAGCGTCAGCAACTTTCCTAGCAGCATCCTTAGCACTATAAGCCACGCCAAAGCCAAACCCAACAGACACAGAAGCCCCAACCACGGCAACATATATAGATATTCTCGCAATCCAGTCATTTATCATTTTTTAACCAGTTTGTTAATTATGTCAGCCACCGATTCCAATCCATACTTCTCTGACCAACTAAACCACCCTTTAATAGCGAGCCAACCGATAGCCGCGCATGGCATGGCAATGCCAAATTTTATGCAGTGACCCTGAAAAGTTGCAGGGATACTCAGGTTAAAGTAAAACTCAATAAACGCGCCGCCACAAAACCCGCACACTATCAGACAAGAGAACGCTAATACAGTCTCTTTGATCGTCTTTGGAGGCTGGAATGCCATAGTTAAAATAAACATAAAGGCACCGCCCATAAAAGTCGCTATGGGTGCCATCAAGCCAGCCAGCTTCGCACCAGCAGCACCTGCGCCGGATGCTGCACCGGCTGCGTTTACTAAATCGTCCATTCTGTATCTCACTATGTTCACCGGATTATATTTTAGCTATAGAGCCGCCTGTAGCCATTCTCATTCCATTTAATGATGATTTCCTAAAGTTTTCAGCTTTCTTTTTCGTCATGCCGGTCAATGCGTCTAATCCGCTTTCTCCGTTAGATAGCTTTTTAATTTTCCCGCCTTTTCGCAAAAACTCTAAAATTTCAGGCCGCTCTATCATTTTATTCCTCTCCTTCATATTTAACGATAAGACTGCCATCATTTTGAATAAAAACGCTTTTCGGAGACTCATATTTAACAAGCTCTCTCTGTGAGCATCTGCGGTCTCCATTTTCATCTTTTGGCACTTTAGGCTTGCTGGGAATCATAATTATCTCCGTAGGTTTGCGTTAAATGAGCGGCAGGTCACGGTTTCTGCGCCCGTGCTGTTTTGGCCTGTCAGCGTTATATAATTAAGCGCCGTTCCCAAATTCGCAACAGTGATATCAGACGTTATGCTGGAGTGTGCGCCATACGGGGATGATGCATCAGGCTTTGTAATAATTCGAATAGCAGTTTCTGAATACCGCATTAAAACAACGGAAACAAAAATAGCGTCATTTGTCGTCGCAAGCTGTACGTTATACCATGCCTGCGTATCAGCAACGGTTCCAGCATCACCCACGCGCAGCCTTAGATTTTCAGTAGTAGCCACATCGCTCTTTGTCATTGCAAAAAACAGCTCTACACAATCTCCATTCTTTTCAAGAGAATTTTGCGGCAGCAGAATTTGCTTTATAATCTGTTCGTCAGTGTTAGCGGCAGTTGTGACCTCAACAGCGTCATTAACAATCGTAGGAGACGGCTCCATATCAATAAAGCCGGTATCGTACGCGTACTGAATTGAAGACCTCAAAAAAACCGCAACAGTAGAGGAAGCTCCTTCAAAAACAAAAGGATTGTCATTTAGAAAATTGACAACGGAATAGCTGCCCGGATTGTTTTCGGAATCTGTAAGCGTAAGCGTTTTTGTACCATCGCCAGTGTTTACGACTATAAGGCTTGTCGCCAAAGATTCCTCTGCGCTCATCTGGTAGTCGTCATTATCCATATCGATAATGGCAAAACCTCTTACATTCTTTATTGTATCCGCTATTTGAGCGCCAGCATCCGCCTGTATTCCAAGAGCCGCGTGTTCTACTATGTGTTGGTTAAGGTTCATAAGATGTTTTCCTATAGTTTTTCTATGGTTACTTGAGCGTAAACTTCAACAACGGAATACCCAGAAGCAGCACCAAAGCCTGTGGTTGATTGCCCTGCTGTGCATCTATGCTGCAACTCAAAAACTTTAGCGCCAGCAATGGTTAAAATTCCTTCAAGTACAGCAACTCCTCCACCATTATCTCCTCCTCCACCATTATCTCTATCATTACACGATGTTCCTATAAGGTCGTCTGTAGAATCCGTTATATTCCTGAATTTTAATTTATTGTCACCTACTGACACAGTAGGCGCTGTTGCCAATATACGGTAAGTTCCAGCAGGCAGTGTGATTTGATTAGAAGATAAAGAAGCTCCTGTTATCCCGTTATATTGCTCAGTGTTTAATGTTCTGGTCTGCCACGATCCAGAATTAAATGTACCCCCATCAGTGCCGGAATTTTTCTCATCTTGAACGATAAGTATATTTTTTCTCGCATTTGACAGCTTCAGCGGAGTAACAATCCTCAAATCATCAGAGCCGGTATTGGTTTCTGTCTGCGTAGCAATCTCCGCCTGACCAATGGTGGTTTCTGTTGCCTGTATATTGCTGGCGGGGTTTACTAGAATCCACTTACTTAGCGTAGTGCTATAAACCAATACCATCCAATGCGCTGATCCTGCAATATCTCCAATGCGGAGTGCGGTATTATTGTCTTTAACGATGGCAACAGCGCCGCTTCCATTTGCATTGAGCGTTGGAGCCACAACCGTATTAGCGCCAACAGCCCGCACAACCGACAAAAGTCCGTTTGTTAGCGTAGGAGCAGGAACAAAAGTAGCCGTTATTGCATCGGCTGTGCCTCCACCCGCTACGGTTGGAATACCGAAAGCGCGAATAGCCAGCTCTAAATAGCCAGCTATATCAGCAGGCGTGTCAGTGTCCACGATATCATTTGACTGGTTATCCGCCATAAACTGGCCGACAGCAGCCGCAATAACGCTTGCCTGTTTCATGGCTTTATTGACAAGCTCTTGACGTGCAACGCCAACCTGATTTCCGATCAGCCGATCAGCATCGGCATCGTATGCAGCCTGTGATAGAATATCTCCACCCGTTGCATTCTCGCCAAATTCTAAAATTTCATTTGTTGCCATAATAAATCTCCGCGCTATATTGTATCATGGTAAGTTATCGACACGCCACTAGGTTTTATAGGTATATACCCCCCCATAAATAAGGCAAGCGATAGCGTATCAAGCGCAGCGCCATCTATGTGTACATCCATCGTCATATCCTGATTATCAATAACCTCGGCATCAACGCCAGGAAATGCAGCGTCCAAAATATCGTAAATTCCCTCAATTGATCCGTCCCATTTGTTTGCGAGTATTTTTGACCTTATCAATCTCTTGTATTGATTGTCCGGCAATTCTGTAATTCCTGACGCTGGATTAAATTGACCCTTCCAGACTCCTTTGCTCCACCCCTCGTCAGCAGATCCACCCCACGAGAAAAAAACTCCGGTAATAGGCACGTCAACATATCGAGATATTCCAACCCACTCGCCAATCCTGTCAAGAAAAACGCCATACGAAAAATCTATATCAGTAGCAATAGCATAAAAGAAAACGGCTTCCTGAAGATTAACAAACGGAGAAACAGAAACCCTTATAGTATCTATAAAGTTTTGCTTTGTGGCATTTATAGATGGAATCAGATTTATATAATCTTCTTCCGTATAAAATATACCTCTGTCTACTGTCTCGCTCATGTGACAGTTACCGTTATATCGCTAACATCGCAAACAGCAACTTCATTAAAATCTATAGATATATTAGTTGTGACAAAACTTCCGGCATTTTTCTTTATCTCAAGCCCCGTAAGGTCATAAGTTAATCCTCCTCCAGCTCCATATAACTGAGCTGGCAGATAAAGCCTTGAAATAAGAACATCATTGCCAATCCCTATTGAATTTATCGTTTCTGCAACAGCGGCTTTTAATTCGTCCTCATACTCAGATGAATATCCATCCAGCGCTGTTATATCTATATCCACGCTGATATCGGCACTTGTCGGCCTATAAAAATTAATGGTTTTTGATACTCCGCGAGAATCTGTATATGTACCTGATGACGTGCCCTGAGTATTAACGCCGGGAGTCTTTTTTACACCTATTGCTGTTGCAATATCGTTATTTGTGCCGCCCGAAACAACAGCCGCTATAGTATTGGCGGTAATTCCGTCACCATCTGTTGATCCTGTATCATTCTCATACACGCGAGAATCTGTAACGCCATCAACATTCGCTATGGCTCCAGCAATTCCGTCAAGAATGGAAGATGAAGGCAGCATGGTAGACTCTGCCTGTTTTATTCTTAATTCGGCATCAGATTCTACAGGAACCCCAGCCGTGGCAGCGGTTGAATTAGTAACAGATAGCCATCCTTTTTTTGGCGTAGCAATAATGTTTACCTGTCCAACTCCTGCATTTATATCTCCACCCGTTAGACAGGTAGCCGTTGCGGTAACCGTTCCTCCTCCTCCTATGGTAAACGGCGCTATAGACCATTGAAATCCATTTACATCCTGAGCTATTCCGTCATTTATGGTAAGTCCAACAGTCCCAACAATATCAACATCTACAGTCGAAAATGTTTCTTCTCTGCGTTCTATGCCGTTTATTTTTACGTTGTTTGATAAAATAACACCCTGAGCATATTGCGGGCTTTGGCTATTTATGACAACAGACATTAAAGCGCACAAATCATAAGCCGCCTGTGCCTGCACAGCAATCCACTGACCATCCTGCGAATCCGCATCCAAATAAATATCAGCGCCGTAAATTGCACGATATTGATCTTGATACCACGCTAAAGTAGTTTCATAGTCTGGATAGTGATATCCAGTCGAATCAATGTAAGCCAAGTCAAATGTAGCCATTATACAATACTCGTCTCGCCATAAATTGTGTCAATTTCGCAGCGCACAATGAACGTGCGAGTGCTTGGCTCAAAAATACTCTCAAAGGTATCCGGCACTATTTGAGTCACGCCTTGAGTCTCCAAAATTCTGCTTCGCAAAATAGTATCTGCCTGTTCTTTTGACGTTTTACCAAGCACTACTCCTTGATACGGGGTGCCAGCTGCCAAATCCAAATACCACTCGCCCGCCACCAAATCAAGGCGAGTTTTTACAGCCTGAGCCGGTGCCTCTGGTACGTCTCGCCAGAAATTAGCCTGCCCGTTTCCAAACATCATATCTCCAGTATCTGATAGCTTTCTATATCTCAATTTACACCGCCAGTATTTCCACCGCCAGGAGTAACGCCGCTATGCGTGTGTGTATCTCCGACATTTTTACCGTTAACATTTAATCCGCCAGTTATATTTACAGTGCCTACCAAGTTAATGTTTGTCGCTGTCACATTTGCTGTCGTTGCTGTTACGCTAGCGGTTGTTGTTACAATATCGGCAGATACAGACGTTGCCGTTATCGTCGTATCACCATTAACAAGCCTTGCTACCGAATCAGAAACCTCGCAAAATATCGTTCCTGCATCGTTCCGCATCTGCACGCTATTGTTGCTAATAGCACTTATCAATCTCGCTTGACTGCGCGGACCGACAATGGCAAAGCCATCAGACAGGTCATGCATTCTCGATTCCATGGGTTGTCCGATACCGCCTGACTGCCACCATGCGTCAATGCAACGAGCGCCGAAAATAATCAGCGCCTCATCCCCCTCCTCGATTGGGTAGGTCGTTATAAACCCACCCCCCCCCATGTACACTATGGGAACATCAACCAAAATTGGCAAGTCCACATATTCAGTTGACCCGTCTTTTTTTGTGATAACTCCCTGAATAGATGGCTGTGCCGTTAGCGTCATAGTTGCGAGGTTGACCGTCTGCACGATGGCAGGCATGGCAGTCCACAGCCGGGACTGTAGCCCCTCAAAAGCCAGCCGCAGGGATTCTTCCTCATCGTCTAATAATTCGCGTCTGTCCATTAGTTCACCTGCACCTGCTGCCCTACCCGCTCAGTTGTATTGGCAGATAGACCAACACCGTCACAATACCAGTCCTGCCCACGACTATCGCCAATAATATATAGCGTTAATACCCTATAAATGCCATCGCTTGCCAATGCAATCGGCAGAGAGGCCAGTATATTTTCGCTGGCAGTATCAAGCCGTGCCTTGTTAATATCCGATTCGTTGATTTTTACCTTCGCGCCAATTTTAATAGAGGGATTCAGAAGGCAGCGGAAAGATACGCCCGTGTTTGTCTGCGTGGGGATTCCGATCAATCCAGTTTGGCTATTCAGAACCGCCGCCTCATTGGGCAGCAATCCCGTGAGCGGTATCACCTGCAACACGCCATCCTGCACGCTCCAACTGCTTTTTGACGATTCTACTGACTGCCGCAAATAATCCCGCGCCATACCGTACATGACTTTTCCGCGTGGAAGCGTGGTATTGCCGACCGGCTCAATATATCCCTTTGTAATACCTCCAGAAGCCATTGATTCAGCGGCTGCATTTATCTGTGTTAGCTGGGTAGCTCCCGCTACCAGAGTGGTATTGACGATTGAGAAATTATAAGCCTCGTCTCCATCAGCCACTACCAAATCCAGATACTTATCAATAGCGGACTCAGCCCCCTTCAAAATTTGACGCGCATCACCCTTGAAGATAACGCCAAAATTATTCTCATATCCGGCCTGCAATATAACTTTTGTATATTCTTTTTGTATCAGGCTTTTTGTATCGTCATTCAGGCCGTACACGCGAATAAATCCCGTGTTTGGTGTCATGGCATCATTCTTTTTGATATTGAATTTTATATGAAATTCTGACAAATCAAGCGCATCACCAGCCCTATTAGCCAGTAATAACGTAGACTTTCTTAGCCATTGTTGCGAGGTCATTCGTCAGGTGTCACAAAATATACGTTACATTCGGTACCAAGGTTTTCCTGTGTCGGAACTGCTAGCTCATCGCCATCTGTGTACGCGTACAGGCTACCGTTTATTCCGAGGTAAGCCAATTGCGCCAGCAAATCCGTTCCTGTCACAAGAGGAAAAAAACCCGTGATAGCCTCATTTGTCGTTTCATCAGTGATCTGCATTTCCCAGCAAATGCCGGAATTGTTATATTTAACTGTCAGAATCAAAGCGCGGCCAGCGAGGTTTATAGAAAACTTCTGCGGGATATTTGTCAGAGGTAGCTTGAATAGTTTATTAGCCATTAGCTTGCCAGCCTGGATAAAAATGACTGGGTAGGAACTATCTCAACAGCCGACTTCTGTCCAGTTGATTCAACAGATCCAGTCCTTCCAGCGTCTTTCTGCCGTGAGCGTGATGGCAGAGTGGTGGTTGTGACGCTAACAATAATAATCTCTTGCAGCGACATTGTGATATTTAGCACGTTATCCGTGTTTTTGTCTGTAGTCTCTGACATTGACTTAATGAGCATATTTTTATATATGCGCTTTCCAGTAATAACGTCAAACGGTATGCGGGAGGCTTGAAGCTCTAGCAGCTTGCCATACAGCTCATCCAGCGGCAGCCCTGT